TAATTACAGGAAATACTGTACGGCATAGCATTGTGTTTGCCGAATTAAAAACACCGGCTTCAGTTAACGCTGCACTTGTACCTGGTTCATTAGGTAAAAATGTTGCTGTATAAACAACAGTATTTGCTGATGGTGAACCACCTACAGGTGAAAGTGCATTTAATTGTACTTGAGCACCTAACTGCGTATCTGATGTAGTTGCTGGGGTTGAAGATGTACCAATACCCATAGTTGACATAACCGGTGTAGTATTAGCAGCCATACGTGATGCAATAAATGTTTTACCATTTGCAACAACAGTATTTGGTACTTCGGTTTTTGTTACATTACCATCTTTATCTGTTTTGGTAATTAACAGAGTACCTTTCAATTGTAGTGTCTCATTTAAGCCACTCATTTAAATCTCCTTAAAACGTTGTTAAATCACCAACATACTGCTCTGCAAAATATTCGTTAGGTATGTTAGAGTAATTGGAAAGAAAAATACTACCAGAATCAGAGTTATTAACGTTACTAGATAAAACCAGACTATCAACTGAAACTACCAGGTTATCTTGTATAGCAACATTATTAGTCTTGACAATATTTATGTTGCTAGAAAGATTATCTAAAACTTGATCGACAGAATTTAATACTGCATTTATAGTAAAAATTGCATTTTCTGATAGTAAAAATTGATTATCAGACTGAATAGATGTAAAATTTATAGTAGCTAAATCGTTGGAAAATACCTCATCCTCACCTATACCTTTTACTATAGTTACATCTTTTAATATATCATCATTTATACTAGAATTACTACCTAGTACCTTATTTACATTAGCAAGAAACTCGTCTACCTGAGATGATAATGAAACAGGGTTTATGATTATGTTGGCAATCGTATTAGCAGATGCTACAGTCGTGTTACTTTCATAAACTGTTGATATATTAAATATTGCTAGATCATTTGAAACAAGTAAATCACCTGCATCACCTCTAATTATATTAATATTAGCAGATGAATTATCATCTAATGCATTAACGGTGCTTAAAACTTTGCTAACGTTAGAAATAATATTTTCAACATTAACAGTAATATTGGATATATTAGCAAGATATCTAGTTAAGTGTCTTAATGTTACGTTTGCAAAACTTGTTTGGTTAGTGGTAAGAACCTTGGCAAAGACTTTAGAGAATACATTATCACTTGGAGTAGTATTAGAACTACGAACTTTTGTTACTTGTTTAGTAGCAATATCAGAAGTGCTGAAAATATCCAGAACAGTAGTACGTAAGAAGTCGAAGGTAGTACCAACGGTCGGAATAGCATCAATTTCATTTAGCATTCTTAATTCACCAATCAGGTTAGTGCCTGCTGGGTGTAGAATATCTAAAATTGCTCTCTTATAGTCTTGTAAACGTTTATTAGAAACTACTACATAGGTGTATGGGGTATAATAGTTAGCATCAGCTACATTAATTGTACTATCGCTTAAGAATCCTTTATTTGTTTTGTAATAACCCGGGTAGTTAATTCTCGATCCAACTTTTATATCTAGAACCGCTTCGTATTTTTCTTCTGCACCGAAATAGATATCACCTTGATTAACTGGGCCGTAATTAAAGACTCTAACAACTTCGTCACAATAATCACCAGCTACATATGATCCATCAGCATAGGTTGGTTTAGTTATTCTACCAAAATCTGAAAGACCGACATATTGGTCAACAATCGAGACATTGCCTGTGGCAGTGTTAAATAGAAATGTGGGCGGGGTAATTAATACCTGTGAAACAATAGTGGCAAAAAAATTAATGTCATACCCAGAACCAACTCTTAAAAGTTCTGCATTCTTAACACCACCATTCTCATCAACCGAAGTAACTTTTACATAAGCTCCAATACCTCTTGGAAAAGATTTGACTTCAAAAGTATCACCAATTTTAAACCCGATACCTGGCTTAATAACAGAAACTGAACTAGGTACCCCTAGAACTTTACCCCTGTATCCTCCTACTTCAACAATATCACCGATATTAACCGGTATTCCTATTCTGTCAATTTCAAAATCAAAAATAGTAGTACTCGTACTAATAGCACCAGTTACTACATTAGTAACGGCTGTGACAGTTTTTTTACTCTTAAGAGTTATAGGATTTACTGTAGATGTAGATAAAATTACACCCGGTACATTAACAGCTGTATCAGGGTTACCGTTTAAAGTTTCAAGCTGTATTATTGTAGACTGCTGCCATGTACCACTAGATGGAATTAATATATCATCTCTAGGGTAGTATAGATTTACCTTCTCTTTGTATAATAATTGAAATAGAAGATAAAAAGACTTTTCACTACCTTTAAAGTTATAAAGGTCTTTAATATATTTGGTTAGAATTGTTTTATCAGAAAGTACATCTCTTGGAATATTATCACAATATTCTCTTAAAAAATACTCAATGAATTCTGTAGTAGTACGATCAATATCTCTATAGCTAACAGCGTTTTGTAGAATTTCTTGAGCATTTTGATCTTGCTCTAAAAATTCATAATACGCTTCTAAAAAAGCTATGAAGGTAGGATAGTCTGACTGGATGAATTCCGGTAGCTGACTTGCTACCAGTTTCGATAATCTTTCTTTTATTCGTGACATTATACTGCTGTAACCTGAATGGTTAAACCTGAGACTCTATTTGCTTCTTCAAACGCAACAGTATTATCCAGATCTATTACTTGATTTCTTAATACCGAAACATCTGTGGAATTTTCTTGTAGCTTAGCATTTATCCTAATATCAAATACACCGGTTGGAAAACCTACTGGGGTAAACCCGTTAATCTTCATTTCACCGGTTGCATAATTTACAGTTCCAATAGTATCAATAGTTACCATAGTAATAGGGTTATACATCACAATGGTACCCGTTCCATCATAACTAGGAGGCATAGTGTCGGGGGCGTCTCTCAATCTAACTGGAATAAGATCGCCACCTATACTAATAAAAAATCTCGTAGATTCAATTTCACCTGGGTGAAGTCGATTATTAAAGTTTAGAGTATTTTCATCAGTATATGCATTAGAAACATTCAATATGGGTATAATTCTTTTTTGTATGGCTATTTCAGCGTTAGAACTAACAATAGAAGGATTACAGTTATTCAATTCTTCTAACAGCTGTGAGTAATAGAAATTTTTACCAAAAGCTTGAACATTGTTTACAAAGAAGTTGTTAACAGTGGTTCTTGCTAGACTTTCAATAGATGTTACTGGTAAAGTTGTTAAATTTTTATTATATTTTAAAACAACTTCTAAATTAAGATATGTATATTCAGGATCTATAAACTCAGGAGTGACTACTAGAATTTGCCTGTCTTTGAGCAAATCATTTTTAATACTTTCTTTTGTACCTGTATCAATAACAAACCCAGGTTCAGGAGCAAGAGTAATAAAAACTTTACCATATGCTGGGGGAACATTTTCCTCACCACCCCATACTGATACAGATTTAATCCCTGGGTAGTATGTTTTTATTAATGTTTGATAATCGGATTTATTAACTGCTCTATCTTTAGCTAAATTAGCTCGAGGTGCATTGAAGCGAATAGAGTCGATAAATTCTCTAGCTGTACCACCATTAGAATTTTGAACTGTAGTAACAGCTACTGTAGTGGAACCACCTATAGGAGCTGCTGCAGTAAACGATTGATCGATGACATTAGATACATTTCCATTTGTACCCGAGCTAACCAGATATCTTATTGTTACAATATTACCTGCTACTAGCTTTTTACCTAAAATACCGTCACCAAAAAACAATTCGTAATTGCCCAGTGCATTTTCTTCTATAAAAAAGATATTAGAATCCCCGTCATAATTTGAAATGTCGGTAGCTCGAATAAAAGATTCTAACGTAGCATCATTATTAGATTTTTGAACGGTAACATATAACGTAGAAATATCAACATCGGAGTTAGGTATTACAAATTTTTCTGATGGATTTCCTGTTTGTACGACATAAGAGTATTCTAATAATTTACCTTCTTTTATACTAACATCTGAAAATAAGTAAACACCATTAACCGGTGAGATAGATACAGGTTCAATATTTAAGAATGTGAATGGAGAGCCGTCTATTAAACAGGTAAAAGGAGTATAACGTTCTAGAGTAAGTGTTACAGGAAATCCAACCGGGTTGGTTACTACAATATCTACTTTAGCGACCGCTCCTGTTACAGACGTAGGAGTATAACCTAAATGTTTTGCAATAGATACTGCTGATGCTCTTTTGACAGCTGAATCAAGAAACATTTCATTCATTACCATATTTGCCAAATAAGCATTGTAATGAGTGTTGTAAGCTAGTACATCTAACAATATTGATAGACCCGAACCTTCAAAATCGTAATCTGAAAATTCAGATTGACTTTGAAGAAAAGTTTTTAGGTTGGTTTTGATAGTATCAAAATCAAGCTCTGCAATTCGTAAATTTGCCATTTATCTTATTCTTGTTAGAGTTGTACTTATGACTACAGGTTCCTGTGTATTATTAATTGTAAAATATACATCTACTCTAATTCCATTATTATCAATATCAGGATCAATTACAACGTTGTCTAATGTTACTCTAGGCTCAAATTTTTCTAAAGCCTGAGCGATAGTTCTTTGCATTACTTGAATAGTAACCGGAGTTACATTTTCAAATAATAAGCTGTGTACTTGGCAACCTATTTCCGGATGAAAAGGTCTTTCATAATTTTTAGTCAGAATAATATTACGCACCGAAGCCTTGATAGCTTCGACATCAGTTTTCTTTGTAACATCCCCGGTTGTAGGATGTCTCGAAAATAACAGATTAATATCTGAGTATCTTCTATGTGTTTTTAAGGTGGCCATAGTAATATTTATCTTAAATTTTTACGTTAACCGCCTGCAAAAACATTAGGAGATCCGGTTGCTACAGAGGTACACCCTGAAATAGAATCACCAACTCGCCCGGCTCCTAGGTTTTCTACTTTTACAGAAGAAGAGCCAGACGATATTCCAGCCACGTGAATAGAACATGGATCATCATTTGGAATAAGATGTGGGGTATTAATATGCCCCTGGCAACTCCACGGAATACCGTTTACATAGGTTCTGGTTGCTCCTTGTGCTCTAGCAGGAGTTGAGCAATGGGTTATATCTAAATCACCAATTCTAGTTGCAGCAGGCATATTAGTTCCTTAACAGTTAGAAGGAATGACCCAGCCAGCTGGGTCTGATGTGTAATAACCGATTGGATTTATAGTAGAACCAGATCCATCGGCCATATTTCTACCACTATGTAATTGATTACAAATAAATTGTAATCTCTCGTACCACCTAGTAGGAATTAGATGTATTTTTTGAGATCTTGTTGTAGGTGCACCATCTACTAAAAAAGTATAAATGGCTGTTTTTTCATCTGACATATCTGGTTGAAAGCTAATTAATTTGTCAAATACAGTACCGACATCGTTTTCAAAAGTAGCATATAACGATTCACCTCCAGATGCTGAAGAGTAAGTATGTGTCGTCTTGTTTACTGAATTATAACCTATAAAAGTATTGTTTGTTGCAATATCCGTACAATACTTACCTGTAAATGTAAATAGGTAGGTATAATATGCAGGTGGAGCTCCTGGCCCGGGTGTAATAGAAGTTAATGTAACTATAGGCCCAGATATTACAATACCGTCAACTTTTACATCCACAAATACAACACCCCCTGTAGGTGATATAGAATTAAAAGTCTCAGTTTCACCTGGTATTGTTCTAAACTGTGTTCCGTAAGTACTTAGCGGCATTTTTCTTTTCTATCTCCATAAGCCTGTTAAGTCTACCTAACCAAGAATCTAACTCTTCATGTTGTTCGTGTGTATGGGGAGGTGGAGGTGCCTCGGGAATAAATTTAATGACATGTTGAAAATCATCCGGTATGTCATCATAGTTGTGATAAGTTTCTAGTACCCCATTTCTCATTACTACGAACTCATGTGCCATTATCTAAGCTCCTTTAAACCAGAAGAGTGTTTTTTGTTATTCCAGAATGTAGATATTTGTCTTCTATTATTCGAACCTTGATATGAAATATGAATCCAGGGTGATTTAGCATAGCTACAATAATGTAAAATAAATTGATCGTAGTTTAATACTCTTGCTAATTGAATAGATCTATCAAAATATTCTTCATAGGATAAACCTTGGAACTGAATGTCCACAGCTTTACCTTGTGTATGTAATGAAGATGCTGGTGCCAAGTTAGGTGTTCTATATGCAGAAACAATTTGCAAATCTGGATATACTAATAAAATTGGTTCTAATATATTTAATGCAAGACTACTTAAATTAAATATAACAGTACCATACTTAATATTATTAGTTGTTTTAATTATACTCTTAGTATAGCTAGTTTTATCCGAGAGCATTTCTACTGTAAAGTTTGGAGACAAATTAAAGTTGCCTGGTAGTACATTGTAACTCTTTAAATCATTACTTGCAGATACAGTGTTGGTTTGTTGCGAGGAAACCGATTCACTTCTAGCTACGACAGGTGCTCTTGAAAAATCACTATTTGTAGTAATACCTGATAATACAATTTTATCTTTATGAGCGTTATACTCTTTGGAAGTTTGAATTTCTTCATCTAACAAGACTGAGTAGGAGTCTCCTAAATTAGCAGCCACAGGATCTTTTACTTCAGTTTCATTAGGAGCAAGCACATCATCAGCACTACCAGCAAGTACTTTTGTATTCAACATACCAGCAAGAGAACGATCAGCAATTCTTGCTGGTTTACTATCTTTAGAGTCAGTAGTATCCCCAGCAGTGCCCGCTGTACCGGAATTTAAATAAATCAACGCACCATCTTCATTAATATTACCACCAGCCTTGAGATTCATAGCAGCAGCTGATTGCATGTTATATGTACTGCCCGATTTAAAGTTCATTACTCCACCAGATTGAGTATTATATGTACCTGTACTCTTTACATGAATATTTTCTGCTGATTGAATAAACCTGGACTTACCATGTTTTTCATATGAATTCTCTATGGTTTGATTGTAACTGTTAGTTGTATTTTGATAATAAGTAGTAGCTTGAACATATGCGTTAGCATTAGATCTAACATGCAAATCTTTAGATACATGCATGCTTAGAAGAGCATTAGACTTAATATTAAAGTTTTCTAGTGCTTCGATGTAAACATTAGCAGATATTAAGTTAAGACTATCTTGTGCAGATATATTTACATTACCACCGGCTCTTGCATTAATGTCTTGATAAACTGCAATACTAGCATTACCTTTAACTTCCACTGTTGCATCTTGTGCTACGTAAACGTTAATAGCACCTTTAACAGATACATCCGCGGTACCTTGAATAAAAATCTTTCCATTTCTATCTACAATAGTGTAGGAAGAACCTTTGATTCTCTGCACCAAAGAGCCAGTATTGTCTATTTCTACAAACGTACCTGATTTGTGAAATACGTGAATTCTTTCTGCACCAGGGGTATCATCTACCTCGATAATATGCCCGGCTTCTGTTTCAGTTACTTTATTATAAGGGTATTCACCTTTATAAGGAGATATAGGTTGTTCCCATGTCGAACCATTAGGTAAAGGGGCACCTATCATACGTTCGTCATTTTTCTTTTGTATAATAGTACCTTGAATTTCACCTCTAGCTAATTTATTAGTCTCAGGTCCTTTTGCATACTCTTTAGTTGGATAGTTAGCAGTTGGATCTGTAAATCCTTGCTTAGTAACAGCTAACTTGTTTTTATTATCGGTAGAATTTACATTAAAATTTCTAGATTGAGTTAAACCTTTTAAAGCAATGCTTGTAGAAAAGACTTTGTTAGATTCTAAAATACCTAAGAAAGGTGAAGTAATTGAACTTAAGATTGTAGTTAATCCATTTACAGTAGCAGGAGTTTTGCCTCCTACACCAAAAATAGAGTCGGTAAAGTTTTTAAGCGAGGAGGTAATACCCGTAGATACTGTAGGAGCTAGTATTTCTGCAATACGACCTACAATAGCTGATGTATTAACTATTCCACCAACCCCAGGTGGTAATATAGTTCTTAATTCTCTAGATAGCTCATTAATAATTAAATTGTTAATTTGTTGAGTAACTTGTGTACCTAAAAGATTATTTAAATTATTAGATACACCCGCGCTACCTAGATTACCTGTTACTAAATTAACTGGGTTAAATTGTCCAACTAAGGCTTTAGGTATATCTGTTATGTTTTTGTTGGCGTTTTGAGATACTAATCTAATGGTTTGTGTAGCGGTAGTCTCAGCTACTCTAGAAGCAATTTTTCTAAGTGTCTCATTTGGAATATTAGAGACAACACCATTCATAGCATTAAAAACTTGATTTTCAAAAATGCCTTTTAGTTGTGAAGCAAAAATAGGATTACTCATGATTTTATAAGTTTATATAAGTCAGCTTTCTCTGCAATGTAACGGTTTCGTACACCCGTTTTTGTAGCTTCACTACTTCTTGCAAACATTCTCGGTATTAAGCTAATTTTATGTTGAGTGACTAAATCAACAATTTCTCTTTCTGTAATTACACTCTTATCTGCTAAAATTCTAAATGCATCATCAATTCTATCCGGGCCCCATTGTACTGCTGTCGACCATACAAGATCTTTGACTGCTGGGCCGTACTTATCTACATCGCATAGTTGAAGACGTTTTAAAATATTTACTGCTTTATTATAGATAGTTCTTTCTATAAAATCGTGTTGATCTTCTCTAAAAGCGGCTGCATTACTAGAGGCACAGGCTCTCCACGCTCTATCAAATTCAGGAGTTGCAGGAGTTAAACCAGCAAACTTATCTCTAAATTTACAGTTAGGATCTCTAACATATGACTTAACAGTACCCCCGCTTCCATCTCTTGGCTTGCTAAGTCTAGGGCTACTTACAGGTAAACCAGAATACATTTGATAGATACCATACGATGCACCTCCAAAGTCTCCTGCTGCTGCACCGTTGTAATCATTTATGGTACCTGGACCGCCAGATCCTACTTCATACTTCTCTGATGTCTGTCCTAACTTCCACCCAGGTATATCTGGTGTACCTGATCTAACCGGTTCGCCTTTTTCATCAAGAACTTCTTTACCTGTTCCATCTCTAAGAACACCATCATTAGGGTTAGTATTATATTCAGGATCTGGTGTCTCTTCAAATCCTGATGTCACGGTACTAGAGGCAATCGTACCTAACATAGCAGGTTGCTGCATGTCGGTACCATCTAAAAAGAAACCAAGGACCCAAGTACCTGGTAAAGGTCCTAAAGGTGAGGATCCTTTACCTGAAGTAGCAGCTGATGTAATAGGTTGAATTGGAATTGCCCAGGGTAGATCTTTAGTATCTAAAACTTCTTTAACTTCTGTATGATAACCAAAAATTCTTACCTTACAACGACCCATTTTTTCAGGGTCGTTTCTATCTTCAACAACCCCTATCCACCAATTAAAACCATCTTTGTTGAATATTCTTTGCATTAGCTCTGAGTATATAATGAATCTTTAACACATTCCATAGTCATGTTATGTTCGTTAAAGTTAAGTTTATGACGAATTGCGGTAATAAAATAGTAACCTGAGTAACTGGGATCTTCTGATTTAGAAGGATCAGCGTTATTACTATCATCTTTACCACCAAGACTTGGATAAGAAAAGTATAACATCTTTCCTACCTCTACATCGGTTCTTCCTGGTATTGTTAAATTCAATTTAATGTTAGTTAAATCCAATAAACTTGACAATCTATTTCCATATATCTCACCCATTTTTTCATTAATATTATCTTTAAAATTATCAAACAGTTTAGGATTTTTTGGGTAATAACTAATGTGTGAAGCTGAATTTCTAAAAGCATTCTTAGAGAAAATGGGTACGGCATAATCTCCAAAGCCTGCTGTATGCCATTGGTTCTTATATTCTTCAACGTAATCATAATTAATTACATCATAGGTTTTATTCATTACATCTAAAAAATACAGTCTATTAGCTAGATACCCGTTAGTATAATTTTTAATATGGTCGATATTTTCAACCATAGTAACATCTTTAGCGATAAAATATTCTCGATTTAGATGAGTAGAATCTAACATACCTTCTTTAAAGTTTGCAGCTGACTTAAAGTATGTACCTATAGTTTCTTTATTTTGTAATGTTTCTTTAAAAATATATTCTAAAGATCCAAAGTAAAATGATTTATTAGATTCAAAAAACAAATAATTTTTAGCTTTACCTTCTTTAGGTATAGATTTAGAGGCTAACCAGGTTAAGCATTTGAAAGGGGTCCATCCAGGAGAAATAAATTTAACTTTATTAGTTGTGGGGTTTAAAATAACTAGTGGTGTAATTATTTCGGTTTCTTCTTTCGCACCTTTATCATCAGGGTTTGCATCATAATTTCTACCCGTAGCGATGTATTGACCAAATATTTCTTTAACTACATCTGTTATTTCACCCTCAAATGGTCTGAATAATGGTAGGTTAATATCATAAAAAAATTCTACTGATGCAAAATGTAATGTAAATAATTGCGTATTATTATCTCTTACAATAGCGCGATCGGAGATTTGATATACTCTAAACGTCTTTTTTATTACATGTTCGAAGGATGGTGTGACAAATTCGATATTAATTAATTCTTCACCAACTAAATTACCTAAATCAATAATATTTCTACTATCAGATAAAACAATATCACCTTTCATACATGGTGAAAAGATATCTTCGTAAATATTAAGCTCAACAAAAAACTCCTTTAAATTAATTACAACATTTTCAGTGGTAATTAATTTTAAAGTTCTAATATCTACTGCACCTGCTCTTTGAACGCTATCTACCATTAGACACTACTCACTATATTTTTAAAGTCATTAACTACATTACGAATAAACTCAGGTTTTAATAAACGTATTCTTCTCTTCTTTTCATTTAACTGCTCTTCGTATTGAAAATTAGAAACTGAAGTTGCACCTGGAACAGTACTATTTACTATATAACCTTCTGAATTAATGTAATGATGAATACCAAAAATATTATCGTATTTGGTCTCACAATAGCTTTTCAAATTTTTTGTTGATAAAGGCCAGTCAAATCTAGGGTCAATTATCTCATTTAAGTGGCAAATAACCCAGTGTAATTTTGGATCGCCATAAAACTGATCTGCAATAATTTCAGGTGTCTCCCCTTCTTTTATATCATATAGCTCATACAAGGTGAGATTATTTTTAATCTCGTCACTAAGAATAACACGTAAGAAAATATTGGTAACTAGCTGAACGCTCTTATTGTCATCTAACGAATAAAACGTTTTTGGAAACTGTTCGAAATACATTAGTACCCCTGATCGATCATCTTCTTAGTTAACAATTCGATTTCACGGAATGTAAGACTCATGTTAATTTCTGTAGGGCTGCCATCACTAAATGAAGAGAACTGTTCACCACCATAACTTAAATCCATAGTCTCTAATACACAGTTTGCAAATTTATGAAAATAGGTATTACGCCCGCTATTATAATTGTAAGTAATTATAAACTCTGATGGATATTTAAAGAATAACCTATTATCCGACATCTCCGGGTGCATATGGTATTTAAATAAGCTAATTATATCTTTTGCTCTTCTGGATTCTTCAGGGCTTCTAGGAAAAAATCTATACTTAAATTGGAATGTTCTAAAATCTACCGATACAAATACTACTTCTTTAAACGGGTTCAGAGCTACACCTGCTCCTTTTTGAGCAGCTGTAGATATATCCACACCAGAAAATATACCTGGTAATTTTGCAGCCTGAAGACCTATAGCAGATAAAGCCTCTGCAGAATTTAAATTTTTATAAGTGTCCCCGATAGCTCCACCAATCAACCCTGCTAAGTTACCTAGCTCTTTATTTGTGTAGTTCATACCATAGCGAACTGTAGGAGGCCCGTCTACATACAAAGCTATTACTTGTTCCAGCTTGTATTTGACATCAGGTGTCAAGAAATCAGCCATAGCTTTACCTACAGCAACACCTGCAACACCACCTGCAACAACTCCCGGTATACTTACACCAGGTGCGCCTTTTTGTTGATCTCCAGTTTTACCTACAGTATCAAATAATTTTTTTGTTAGCGCATAAACTGCACCACCAGATGTAACAGCCCCTGCCCCTACTGCACCAGTTCCTAGACCCGATAGTTGCTCTCTAGATAGATTTGCGCTATCTGGATTGTTTCTTATTTCTTGTACTTTTTTACCTTTTACAGCCTCAGATTTACCACGCGAAACCAATTCAAATGTTATGTAATGCTTAAGTTCATTATTATTAAGATCTACAGGGTACTGAAAAATAGGACCAGCCTGATACCTATTTTTTGATGTGCTTGCATCTTTACCTGGTTTTAGGTTGCTTATTGAGCTGGTACTAGGGCGGTCTTGTGTTGGCATTTTGTTATAAATAGTGAAAATGTACTATATTTATCTCGTATGTATAAATCAACCTACAAAGGTTACTATCGTATCTCTAACCCTTCCAAGTACCGTGGAGACTTACAGGAAGTAATATACAGATCTTCGTGGGAGCTTAGGTTCATGAAGTATTGTGATTTTAATGATGCTGTAGTGGAATGGGGTTCTGAGACAATTATTATACCTTATCGCTCACCAGTAGATAATAAGGTACATAGATATTTTGTTGATTTTTATGTAAAAATAAGAGATTCTTCCAATAAAGTAACCAAGTATTTAATAGAAATTAAACCGGAAAAATTCACAAAACCTCCTGAAATACCTAAACGTAAAACCAAAAGATTCATAGAGGAGGTTTTTAATTACGGCACTAATCAGGCTAAATGGAAAGCCGCTGGTGAATTCTGCCAAGATAGAGGAATGAAATTTTTAGTGTTAACTGAAAAAGACCTTGGAATTGGTTAGGATAAATATTACCATGGCAAATCCTTTCGAAAACATTCGTCAAGCAGCAAATAATCAGCAGCTTGATCGCTCACTTAGATGGTATCGCGATAACCTTAAAGTTCTTGCGAGTACTAGACCTGAAAGCTTAATGTCCAGAGGTGGAGAGCTAGTTTCGCAAATTATACCTGGTAACATGTATATGTTTTTTTATGAAGCGAAACTTAAAGACTCTTTACCATACTGGGATAAGTTTCCTTTAATATTAGCATTTCGCCGAGTTGAGAATGGATTCTATGGAATCAATCTTCATTATCTACCCTATATGGTAAGATTTAAAGTACTAGGTGCAATGCATAATTACACAGCAAGTGAGAAGATAGGTGATGATACAAAAGTAAGAATAAATTGGCAGATTGTAGAATCAGTATCAAAACTTGAGCCAGCAAGAGCGTGTGTAAAACATTATCTGTATGATCATGTAGAATCACGTTTTTTAAAAATTAAATATCCTGATTGGATAACAGCATCTCAATTACCAGTAGAGCGTTTTGTAGGTGCTACTAAAGAAACGGTCTGGAGAGAGACCAGGAAAAAATACTAATGAATAAAGCACATTTTAAAATTGCGGATTTTAGAGCCACTCTTTTAGCTAAAAGTCTAGCTAGAACTAATCGTTTTGAAATTCAAATTATTCCCCCTGCTGCTCTTAGACAGAGTTCAGATTTAGTAAGTTTATTTGCTGAGCAGGCTTCTTTCCCTATTCTTAATATTCAAACTAAACCATTTAAGATATTTGGACCTGCATACCAAAAACCAATCACAAGTGATTATGGTGGTGAAGGTACATCTATTGTTTTTCATCTAGACAGAGAGATGAAAATTAAAAGGTTTTTTGATTCTTGGTTGCATTCCGTAGTAGATAAAGATAGCTATACTGTAGGTTGGTTAAATGATTATAAAGGCACTGTTATTATAAGACAGTTAGATGAAGAAGAAAATATTACGTATGAAGTTGAGTTAATAGATGCATTTCCTAGAAATGCAAATTTATTAGATCTTAATCACAACTCAACTAATCAAACACATAGATTAAATGTTTTATTTGCATATCGTTATTGGAGAGACTTAAGCACTACAAGAGTAGCTGACGTACCCACACCTATATTTGTTAATAAGACAGTTACTACTGCAGCTGCTAATAAGAGCGTTTCGAATAAGCCTATCCAAAGCCCTTCCCCTAGACTGGCGGATGGTTTAGATAATCAAAACGGACAACAAGTAGGAGCAGGATCATTTGGTTAATTAGGAGATATAATGGCTTTACCAAAATTAGATACACCAACGTATGAATTGATTTTACCTTCAACCAATAAACCAATTTCATATAGACCTTTTCTAGTAAAAGAACATAAGATTTTATTAACACTAACTGACGCTAATGAAGAAGAAGTTTCTAGAGTTGTAAGAGAATTAGTAGATGTTTGTACCTTTAATAAGTTACAAGTTAATAAACTGCCGCATTTCGATGTAGAGTACATCTTTTTACACTTAAGGGCAAAATCTATTAGTGAAATAGTAGAAGTAATTGTAAATTGTGAATGTGGAAATAAGATCGATGCAACTTATAATATTGAAAATGTTAGTATTGAAAAAGAACCTGATCACTCTAATATTATAAAGTTAACGGATATGTATAGTATTGAGATGAATTATCCAGTATTTGATGATGTGGTAAATGTTATCGGAGATGGTAGTACAGATGATATTATTGAGTTAATTGCTAACAGTATTAAAGGTGTTTATAGTAATGATGAATACTATGAAGCACAGGATCAGACTAAAAACGAATTAAGAGAGTTTGTTGAATCTTTTACAAAATCTCAGTTCGAAAAAATAGAGAAGTTTTTTACAACTTCTCCTAAAGTTGTACAGACTATAGAAGCAGATTGTAATGAGTGTGGTAAGCATAATGTTACTAAATTAACCGGATTACAAAATTTTTTCGTATAACCCTTTCTCAAGATAACTTACTTAATTATTATACTTTAAATTTTGCGTTAATGCAACATCACAAGTACTCGTTGACAGAATTAGAAAATATGTTACCCTGGGAAAGGGAAATTTACGTAGCTCTTCTGGTTGATCATGTTAAAAAAGAAAACGATAAATTAAAAATTCTTCAACAGAATAGTAAGCACCTATAATGAAAAAAGCAATAGAAGACATAAAAAAATCTGCATCTACTGGAGATGCCGGGGAAAAACCGTTAGGTGTATTACTTGAGGAAAAGAAGTTTGAACAGATATCAGAAAAAGGTACGAAGACCTTAGATAAGACTTTAAAGGATGAAGTTGGTAAACAGTTAGAAGATATTAATAAAACTTTAAAAGATTTAAAAGATAGTTTTAATAAGCCGAGCAGAGGAAAAGAGGATAAAGAGACTCCTGGTGAAAGCACCAAGTTAGGGGAAAAAGAAGCCCCGGTAACATTAAAAGAAAAATTAATGTCTGCTGTTGGTGGTATTAGAGCTAGAAGAGAAGCTACAAAAGAGTTCTTAAAAGCACCTATAAAGAATATAAAAGAATCAATAGGTGGTTTTGCATCTAGTGTTCAAAATAAAGCCTATGAAAGAATGGGTGACATAGGAGATATAATTTCTGCACCAGCGGGTTATAATCCGGAAAAAGAACAATTTGCAAAAGACTACGGGTTACGTACCGAAGAAGGTAGAGCAAGAGATCAAAGTAAGCGTGACGAAATGCGTGAACGTATCCTTAAAGCAGGGTATGATAAAAAAGAAGCAGAAAGAAGATTAAAAGAAGCTGATGAGTATGTTTCAGATGAAACAATGGCTGAAGGTAGGAAAAGGTACGAAGCTACAAAAGGTGCTCAACAAGAGCTAGCTGGAGCTAGAGGTGATATTTCGTCTGCCAAAAAACGTGGTTTTGAGGCTACTGATACAGAACAAGCTAGATTAGAAGCTGCACAAACTAATTTAGCAGCTATTGATCCAAGAGTAAGAGAAGCAGAGCAGAATTTAAAAGAAGTAAAAGCGGAAGGTGCAAAAGCATCAGAAAAAGAAAATGATGATAATGTTGTTACCTCTCAAGAGGCTATGGCTAAGTCCATGGAAGAAAATAATGTTATTATTGCTGATTTATTAGAAACTTCTAAACAACAATTAGACTCTGTAAGAAAAATATCTGAGTCTATTTCTCCCAAGGAACCAGTTGATTTAGATTTACAATACCAACCTATTACCAAAAAACTAGACGAACTTATAACTACTGTAAAAGAAAAAGAATTTAC